CCGAACGAAGAGGTACTTATTCTGTCCTCTGACAAAGATTTCGTCCAACTCCAGAAGTACAGCAACGTAATCCAGTATTCTCCCATTCTCAAGCGGTATGTCGAGGCTCAGGATCCTCACCTGTACGTGAAGGAACATATTATTCGTGGCGACCGCGGCGACGGCATTCCAAACTTTCTGTCTGCTGACAATACCTTTGCCCTTGGAGAACGCCAGAAAGTCATAAATACTAAGAAGCTGGCCGAGTGGCTGCGTAAGACTCCAGAAGAGTTCTGTATCAACGACAATATGCTTCGCGGATACAAGCGCAATCAAATGCTGGTTGATCTGGATTATATTCCAGAGACAATCAAGCAGCAGATTGTGGAAGCCTACGAAAACACCAAGCCAAGCACTCGCCAGAAGATGTTCAACTATTTCATCGAAAAGCGGTTGAGCAATCTAATGGAAGTCATTGACGAATTTTGAGGAAAATATGATCAAGAATATTCATGAAGTGTTTGAAGAACTAGAAGCTGCGCCGCATAAGGATGCAGCCAAGGCGATACTATATTACAATATAACTCCAGGTCTCAGAGGCGTCCTGAGGGCCAACTTTCATCCTGGAATCAAGTTCGTCATAGATGAGGTGCCGCCTTATCGTGAGAATAATGCGCCTATTGGATTGGGTGATACTTCCATTCACAAGGAAATCAACCGCGTCTATATCTTTGAGCAGAACAATCCAAGGGTTGATCCCAATCTGACGCTGGAAAGAAAGAAGATAGTCCTTACTCAGATTCTGGAAGGACTAGAGGCTAAAGAAGCTAAGATTTTTGCTGATATGCTACTGAAACGTATCAAGGTAAAACATCTCAACAAGAAGTTGATTGAAGAAGTTTTCCCAGATATATTTTCGTATTGATGGAGTGCCTTACATCATGGTCAATCTAACGAAGGAACGATCATGTCTAAGAAATCGAAACTTGCAAAACTACTGTCTACAAAAGAACATTACGAATATGAAACAACGGTTGAGGATTGCCAGAGATGGTTCAATATCCTCAACCGCGAACTATTCAACGAATCCCTCCCACAAGTTGATGAAATCGATATACGTTGGCGTCGAGGCGCTCATGCGTGGTACGATTATGACCAGACCAATCCAGGTACTGGTACAGCCAGATTGCTCATGAACAAGCGATACAAATCAAAACAGTTTTTCGTTGAAGTGTTGGCCCACGAAATGGTTCATCACTATCAATACATCTACAACGAGGAAGTTGGTCACGGGTCCTCGTTTCTAAAATGGCGTGACAAGTTTAACAAGAAAGGTTTGAATTTATCAAAGGCGTATTGACATGAAGTACAAAAAGAATTACTATGGCACTCATGAAGATTATGATGATGAAGAATATGCAGAACTGAGAGCGGGGCAAAAAAGACGCCCGATTCGCAATTGGACCAGAGCCTATACTCAGAACCAAGACGAGGCCGAGGTTATAGACGATTTTTATAGTAACCGCAAGAGTTACAGATGACGTAGCGTAAGCAGGTATGTGGCCAAAGCATACCTGCTATGCATTTATAACTATTGAATTTTTGGGTGGTAGGTCTTATATCTAGTCCATCAGACACTCAATGGAAACTTTCCTAATGGCTATCGCTTGGACTGAACAACACAACGGCTTTGAGGGTACCCAGACCGACTGGGCTGGCTATGTGCTTGAAAAGATTGTAGATAACAGCTATCGGATCATGTCCGACGTATGGGGTACGGCTGACTTTGCCCTTGTCTGGGACGAAAATATCAATGGCCCCAAGCAGATACTGGTCAATGTGTATGACATGAATCCTGAGGGCTGGCACCCTGTCCAGATCACGGTGGATGCTACTCCTGAGATCCGCGAAAAGCACAAGCAATGGTTGATCAACCGCGAGTATAATCGCCTGCTTGGTAGCGCGGAGATTGCAGTTCGCCAGATTGAGAAGGGCACTATCGCAAAGGTTGTGCGCGGTCGAAACGGCAAGGGTACTATCGGGAAGGTTGTAGTCATGATGGATGCAGCCTACGGGATGGGCTGGCAGTCTCGGATTGAGAAGAAGCTGGCAATTGCTACCTCTGACGTTAAGGTCAAGAAGGCCTTACGTAATGGTAAGGTGGCTGAGGTCTACCAGGACGTGGTCTGGGTCTGGCAGCGCAACTGTGAACGGGTTGACGTGGCCAAGATTGACAAGGATGCTCTCCTCCAGACGGCTCAGGAGCGGGTGGTACGTAGCCTCGCGGCTTGAGCCTACCCACTCCAGCCCGTTCCTACCGCATCCTAAAGAGTCCCAACAAAATCAATCACTTAGCCGAACCCAATAAAATCAATGACTTAGCCATGCGGTGGATGCATAGCAGGTATGACAACTCCGTTATTGATTCCGACGGGTACCATCACTATATTATGTATGTAAGAGAGAGATGGAAATGACCGATACCGACCGACTGATTAGTGAGTTTTTTGCGCGTGGTGGTTGTATCAACGTTCTCAAGTCCAGACCGCCCAAGTATCGCCCGCGCAAGTATATGCCTGTCGCTTCTAAGCGGCAGACCTACAGCCAGACTCCAGATCGGCCAGCTGGCTATCGCAGTGTGGACTTTGAGCGGGTTGGCAATAACGCCAGCGGCTACAACACCAAGTATATCATGAACAAGGAGATTGCCTAATGTCCAAGCGTACCAAGCGCGGCCTCGCTGAAAAGGCTCGTATCCACGAAATCCTGTACAAGCATCCTAATGCCAACATCCGCATCGCGGCCGACTTTCTGGCCGATGCCTTGTTCCAGGCCCGCAAGGGTGATGTTTCCGAGTTTATGACCGCCCTTTCTCTGGCTCAAATGTTTGCTGAGAAAGTCAACTTTAACAATCCCTCGGAGAACCTTCGCTAATGGCTAGTCTTAGACAAAAGGCCGAATATTTTCTTGACCGTTGGCAGGAAAAGTATCCTGAAGACTTTGACGAAAAGGATCAGGAAGAAAAGCTGGAAATTCTTCGGCGGTATTTTCCCAAGCTGAACTACTATCAGTTCTGTCTGGCTCTTTCCAGGTCTATTGGTGATAGTGAATGGGAAAAGGAAATTAAGGCAAATAGAATTGACTTTCTCGAATCAACTTACTGATTGGAAAATAAGATGAGTGCTTATAAGGACTTTCTAATCGGCGTGGAAGAGTTGGTCTGGTCAGCCCTGGAGAAGGGCATGACCGACGAAGAAAATATCTACTCCTACGTGTATATGCACGATAAACGTGTAGATAGGTATACTGTTAAAAATCTGCTTGACAGTATGCTCAATTCCGACTATGATATGCAGGTAAACTAAACAAACACAGGAAAACACACACATGACTAAGAATGCTGCCCACTTTGTTGCCCTTGCTTTTCTCAAGTCCAAGGGTACTGCAACTCCCGCTGAAATCAACGCCCACGTTGGTAAGGGTAATTATGCGTCCAAGTATATCTGCTATCTCAAGCTTGAGGGCTATGAGATTGAAGCAGTCAAGAACGGCAAGACCGTTGTAGAGTACAAGTATATCTCGGACGGCGACTCGGCCACTCGCAACTATCAGTGGGTGCCGCCTGCCCAGCGCAACGGTACCGCTGCTCCTAAGCAGAAGAAGGCTAAGGCTGCTGCGAAGCCGAAGGCGTCTAAGCCTGTCAAGGTGCGTCAGTCCAAACAGACTGCATCTGCGGCCGTCAAGAAGGCTGCTCGGAACGTCCTCAAGGACGCGGCTGACAAGCAGGCCGATGCTTTGCTGGCTGAACTCAACATGAAGAACGCTGGTGAGTATGCTGGTGGTACCTACTCTGTTGATCCCGATTGGGACAGCATGGACGGCATCGATGTGGCTAACTTCCTCAAGTAAGGAGATGTAAGTGTTTAGAGATAGAATGGAAGATAGCGCCGCGATGCTCGGCGCTATTCTTGGTACACTGTTGATTGTAGCCATCGCACCACTAATCTACATGTGGGCATGGAATCAGTTGTTCGGTACATTCCTGACAATTGAGTATACATTCTGGAATTGGTTGGCGGCTCTTGTTCTGACTGGTGGCGCGACTTACCGAAAGATAAAGTGATGTTTAGACGCCAACTCATGGCAGGGTTGACAGCCCTGCCATTTTTTGCTATTGTTGCTAATGCTGCGGCAAAAAATCATGCTGTCTGGAAAGTGCCGCCAGGCGTAAGAAAGATCCGTGTTCGCTCATGGAGTCCAGACGGCGAACCTGATATTGATCGGACACTGAACGTCGAACCTGGCGAAGTGTTCCGCATCGACGCAATTGAGGATTAAATGAACATATTCGCAATCGATAAAGATCCAGTTCAGTCTGCAATGTGGATGGTAAAGTGATGAGTGAGTTCAAAAATAAACTCTTACAAGAAATCGCAGAAATGTGTTGGAATCCAGCTCACCGCGAGTTTAATGCTGAACAGTTTGCCGAGTTTATCGTAAGAGAGTGTAGTAGAACCTTACGTGAGAGTAAGTATCAAATCTCGGAAACGGATTACTATGACGGTTTTAATGAAGCATTAGAGTATTCGGCCAATAGGATTGAAGAACTTTTTGGAATTGAATGATGTGAGAATGATGTAAAGATGATATTTACTAAATACTCCTGTAATAAGGAGTAACATCATGCGTACCACACAAGACGGAGAACAAAAGGTTTGCAGTCAATGCAACGAGACAAAACACATTGACTGCTTTCCTAAAGCCAATCCCAAGACCAAATCGTTTTACAAATATAAGAATGGCATCAAGCCTTGGTGTAAAGATTGCTATCGCACATATAATACCAAGTATATGAGAAAAATGCGCGGTGAAGGAACAAAAGCATACAGTCACTATTATAAGAAGTATGGCCTGACGCAAGAGGAAGTTATTCAAATGCATGAGCAGCGAAACTTCAAGTGTGATATATGCGGAAACGATACCGATCATCGTTACGATAAGTTGTGTGTAGATCATTCTCACACCACAGGAAATGTCAGAGGACTTCTATGTTTCAGTTGTAATACCTTGCTTGGTAATGCAAAAGATGATATAATGATTCTACAGAACGCAATAAGGTATTTGGAAAATAACACATGAACATTTTTGCCGTAGATAAAGATCCAATCCAATCTGCAATATGGCTTGTGGATAAACATATCGTGAAAATGGTATTAGAGACAGCACAACTTTTGTCCACCGCTCACCGCATTCTAGATGGCACGGAATACACCGACAAGACCAAGACTGGTCGCAATGTCAAGCGTTGGCGTTTGCCTGACGACCGCGAGACGGTGTTATATTCAGCCACACATATCAATCACCCATCAGCCGTATGGTGTCGTGCGAACAATAACAACTACAACTGGCTGTATTGCCACTTCTTAGGTTTGCTGGCCGAATATACACATCGTTATGGCAAAACTCATAAGTGTGATAGCATGAGTGAATGGCTAATGCGGGCACCATACAATATTGAAATCGGTCATCTAACGCCTGTAACGCCAGCGATGCCTGATGAGTACAAGGTACCGCATGACTCCGTATCGTCTTATCGCAACTATTATCGTGTGGCCAAGGCGCGTATGCACAAATGGACAAAGCGTGAGATACCAGAATGGATCACACAATCATAGGAGATACTAAATAGAGATATGATTTACAGTTTTGAAGACACAGAGACAGGCGAAGAGTTTGAACTTCAAATGTCATATGATGAACTAAAGGAGTTCTTACAGAACAATCCGAAGGTCAATCAGACGTTTAGAATGAATGTAATTGATCCCATTCGTGCAGGTGTCACGAAGCCTCCTTCAGATTTTTCCAAATATGTTTTAGGTCGCGTGAAAGAAAATCATCCTTTAGGTGGAGCGATAGAGAGAAGACATACGATACCAAAAGAAATATGAGTATCAAAAATAAACGACGAGTTTTTAGAGGGGACGGTCACGCAGGTGATTCGTCCTCTTTTGCTTTTAAAGGAGCCAAAATGTCCAAGAAACCTAAGAACAAGAACATTCATAAAGAACAAGAAGCACAAAAGAAGGCCGCACATTTTGAACTGAGACACATTAAACCACTCACACCAAATCAAGAAAAGGTATTCAACTCATATCAAAAAGGCTATCATCTAATGCTTCACGGTTTTGCTGGAACAGGCAAAACATTCTGCGCTTTATATCTTGCTCTAAACGAAATCTTGACAGGCAACTCAATATACAATAAAATAGTCATAGTTAGGTCTGTAGTTCCATCACGCGATATGGGATTTCTTCCTGGCTCTATG